GTGTACGTCGGCATCCATACCGTAAGCCTTCCGCAGGCCCTCGCCGAGGCGCGCAAGCGCATCATCCTCAACCTTGCCCTGTACGACCGCTTCGCGCGGTCGCCCGACCTTTGCGACGCCCTTTCCTGCGCCTTGGGGCAGCCCGGCTTCGGCCGACTCTCCATCATCACCATCCCCTTCATCTCGCGCAAGGCATGGCTCGATGAATTCCTGCAACTGCTGCGTCCCGGTCAGGGCATCGCAGAGACGGAACATGAGTTCGCTGCCTCGCGGGATTTCATCGTGCGGCTTGCGGTACGCCATGAAGGGCTTGTCGAAGTGTACGAGACGCGCGCCCTGCCCTGCGTACCCTGCATCATCATCGACGATCGCATCATCTTCGGGCATTACGCCCATGCTACCGTCCCGGCCGAACAGGGGTACTGGTTCAGCGTCAACGCGCCTGTGGACGAACTGCTCATGTGGGCTGCTTCCGGAAGGCCCGCAGCCGACGCCACGCCAAGGCAGCTTGCAGCCTACCGTTTCGTGTCCGACTGCCATAACGCCATGCGTCAGGCCAAGCGGATGCTGCTGTAACCACTTTGGACAGCATGCGGCGCAGGGCGGGTTCGTGCGATTCCGCCAAGGGCCGTCATGTTTTTTGGGACAGGGATAAAAAAAGGCTTGCCAAGCTCCGGCTTTTTGCCTATTCACAGCCTTCGCGACGCCGAGGTAGCTCAGTTGGTAGAGCAGGGGACTGAAAATCCCCGTGTCGGGAGTTCAATTCTCTCCCTCGGCACCACGGAAATCAACGGGTTAGGAGTAAATCCTAACCCGTTTTTCGTGCTGTTGAGTTGTGGGGTGTCACCCAAGTTGAGAAAATGCGTCTCTCAAGTTGAGAAAGCTGTTTTCTCATCTGTCGTGACAGGCATACGCATTGCAACGCGCGCGTGCGCGAAGTTGGCCCTTGTAGAAGCCCCCCGAAGGTGATGCCTTCAGGGGGCTTTTTTTGTGGCCTAGCTCCCGACCGCCTGCAGGTGGGCTGCGAGCCTTTCGCAAGCTCTCTGGTGATACTCCTTGGACAGTTCGATGCCGAGGTAGCGCCGTCCGGTGTTGAGGCAGGCGACACCGGTGCTGCCACTGCCAGCGAACGGGTCAAGCACAAGCCCACCCGGTGCGGTGATATCCAGCAGGTTTTCGAGCAGCGTCACCGGCTTTTCGGTGAGGTGGATCTTGCGAACGGTGTTCACGCTATGGCTGTACACCCCCGGCGGGCACTTGCGGCTATGCATGATCGGCTTCCCCTTGCTGCCAGTGATGACGTACTCAGCATCCCGCTTGAAGTCGCCAAGGCTGGGTCTGGCACTGGGTTTATGCCATGTGACCACTCCTCTCCACATCCACCCTGCGGCTTGGAGGGCGTCCGTCATGGATGGCAGTTGCCGCCAGTCTGTGAAGACCATGATGCGTGCCCCATCCTTTGCCACGCGCCAGCATTCCGAGAGCCACAACGTAGCCCACAGGGTGAAGCTGCGCTGGTCGCGGTTGTCTCCGAGCATGGCCGGATAGGTGCGCTTCGTGCCAGACTGCTGATATTTCTGCGCCGGGTCAGCCTGCCTAGCTGCCATGGTGACGCCCCCACTGGAATACGGCGGGTCGGTAAGAATCGTATCCACGAAGCCATCCGGCAGTGTGCGGAGAATGGCGAGGGATTCGCCTTGTAATAGTGTCAGCCTTTCATCGTCGAGGATGCAGGTCATGAGATGCTCCTTTCCGAGGCTCGTGGCCTGCTGGGCTGGGACTCATGGCCCTCAAGTGGTTCATGGCCCCACAACGGGGACATTTGATGGCGAGTTCAATGGCCTCGCCTTTGGCGAGCAGACGGTGACATGCGCCGCAGCGCAGCTCCCGGTTGGACTGATTTTCTTGCATGTCAAATGGTTGTGTTGGCCCGCTGTGTTCTGCTAGGTTCCGTGGCACCCCTGATCAGGGCCATGGAACAGCGGAACGAACCGGCGGGTGGCGGCCTGCCGGGGGCCGTGGGCCGGTGTTGTAGTACCGGGCCAGTGGGGGCGTTGTCGCGCCCCCGCCTGTTCCTCAAAGCGTCTCGGTTACGGTGGTTTGCATTTCAAACTGATTCGGCTTGACCTCGCCAGAGTCAGCGCATAGAAAACAGCATCTTCTGGCCCACGTAGCTCAGTCGGTAGAGCACTTCCTTGGTAAGGAAGAGGTCACCGGTTCAATTCCGGTCGTGGGCTCCATTATCTCACCGCACCCGGCGTAGCCACCTCTATGACCGCCCGCAGGGTGATGGTCTTGCGTGCGCCGGAGGTAAGCAGGGGCACGTAGGTAGGCGGGTAGTTGCCGATGGCCACCAGCGTGGCGCCTGCGTACACACCCACCTCCCGCACGTTGAAGCCGCCCGCATTCTCGGGCAGGTCTGCCTGCACCACCAGCCAGTTGGGGTTCTCGGCATCTTGGGCCACGCTCGCCGGGCCACGCCAGCGCTCTGCCTGCAAGGCCGTGGCAGCCTCATTGGGGGCGGCCTGGCCCTCGCCCACCGCAAGGTGAGAAAGGGCCAGGGGCTGCCCCGCCACGATGGCGGCGGCGATGGCTGCTCCGCCGCTGGCTGTGATCAGCGTAAAATACTCCGGGGCCATGGCCTAGGCCTCCGGCTCGGCCAGCGTTGCCAGCTCGGAGCGCAGGGCCACGGCTTTGGCTTCCAGTTCTGCCAGCCGGGCAGCGTCTGCCGGGTCTGCCGTGCCGCCGTTTGTGGTGGCGGTAAGGATGGCCCGGAGGGGCCGAGCGCTGGCCGCATCGATGGCGGTCAGCTCGACCTCGATCTCCGCGCGGCGGATGGCTGTCGCGGTCTGCGGCTCGGGCGCGGGTGGTTCTGGTTGCACAGGTGGTGCATACCAGCCTGTTTCGTCGCGCCGCCAGCCGGGGCGCACTTCGGCGGGAACCTCTACGAACTCGGCCGCAATCGTGGGGTGAAAATGGTTCGCTGGATCGCTGGAAACGTCCACGGCCACGTTGTCAATGATGCGTGCGTAATTTTGCATTTCGGGCACCTCCCTACCACTCCACGATCACGAGGCCGGATCCGGCAGGACTGCCACCGCCGCCCGGAAAACCACCGGATGCACCAACCCCACCGCCGCCGCCGTTTGATCCACATGCAGAGCCAGAGCTATTGCATCCACCACCACCGCCGCCACCTGTGCCAATGTAATCTAATGCGATAGATCCCACGCCTCCGGCAGTGGCTGAGGTATTCAGCGAGCCAGCCGCCCCACCGTGGCCGCTCGCGCCTGATCCTCCCGGCCCGCCGGGGACGTTGCTTGTGGATCCACCGCCCCCGCCGCCGCTCCCCCCACTGTGTCCGGGGTAGCCGCCCCCGCCAGACGAACCCGCACCATTCCCGCCTTTTCCAAAAAGGCTACCGGCTCCACCATATCCTGCATTACCGGATGTGTTTGTCCCCCGCGCCCCGCCCTGCGCGTTAACGTCGCCACCTACCCCATCACCGCCAGCCGTGCCCGTTCCGCCTGTTGCAGACACATGCGCACCAAAAGAGGACGTTCCGCCGTTCACGCCAACAGTTACCGCGATTGCGCTTCCCGGTGTAACTCCCGTTATGGTTTTGAGCGCAAAACCACCTCCGCCGCCATCGCCAGCCCCCCAAAGTCGGACGCGAAGGCTTGTTGTATTTTGTGGTACAGTGAATGTCCCGTTTGCAGTGAAAAACTTCACATTTCCGGATCCAAAAACACCCGTTACGGGATTGCCCTGAGTGACGTTCAAAACGCTAGCACTGGATTCACCGCTCGCCACCTCGCTGATATACCTGCCCATCTTATGCCTCCTCGTAGCCGTGCACGCGCACGGAAACTGTCGCTTTATCGCTGCGCACCACCACTGTCTCCCCGGCGCTGAGTGCCAGACCGGAGCGTTCAAGCACGCCCCCGGCGGGAATGACGGTGCCATATTCAATGTAGTCTTCATCGGCCAGAGCGCTTGCCGCACCGTCCACTAGGGCGAGGCGAACCGTTGCAGCATCCGCCCCCCGGTTGCAGAATAGTACGTTGACGGTCATGACCACGCCGACAGGCACGGTGTAGACGCCTGTGTCGGTATCCGCAGCCAACGAGGCCGCGCCCAATCTTCCGCTTGCCATTGTATCCTCCTGTGTCTGGGCTAGAACTGCCCGTAAAAGTATTCGCGTGCGCGGCGGGGTGCTGGGAAGGGCAGGTTGGTGAGCTGCTCTCCGCTGACAGCGGGTAGCCGGGCGTGATTATCCAGCCGCACCAACACACCGGGATCCACGCCGGAGCGGATGCGCTCCTCCACGTAGCTGTGCGTGGCCAGCACCATGGTGGGATCGATGACCAGCTCCACCACGTCGGTACGGGCCATCTCCACCACGATGCGCACCACCAGCTCGCGGGCGCTACCCTCGGCCACCACGGGTTTGTACGTGGCCGGGAAGCTGGCGATGCACACCAATGCGCCTAGGTTATCGAACACGCCCACCTCGTGGATGGTCCAGCCGCCCACGCTGGTGGGTATGACCATCTCTGCCACCAGGTAGTTGGGGTTGGCGGAGTCCTGGGTCAGGGTATTGATGCTCGCGCGGTATTGTTCGCCCACTAGGGCGGTCATGTTCGGGTCAGGCGTGATGGGCGCGCCACCGCCGTCGCCCACGGCCATGTGTGACCACTCTAGGCTTTGGCCCAGCGCCACGGCCGCAATCATCTTGGCACGGCCAATGTCGGTGAGAATGCTTGTGAACTCCATGTTATGCCTCCGGGTAGACGGTGACGGTATCAAACGATTGGGCCGCGCACAGGGCGCTGACGCCTCTGCCTTGTGATGTGGCATGGGTGATGGCGAGGGGCCATACGGTCAGCGTCTCTGTCCCCAGCAAGCGCCCCACGATGGAGATGCCTACGCATACCTGCAGTCCATCCGGGCAACGCGGCCATACGGTGGCCACCTCGCCTGCGCCGCAGCCGCTGGCTACGCGCTGGAGGCCTGAAAGATTGGCGTGGAGGCTCACACGATCGAGCCTAGACCGTGCGGGTTTGTATTCGGCGATGACCCAGTCGAGCAGCGCTGAGTCGCGCTCCGCAAAGCCCGCTCCCTGCTGCGTCATGGGAGCCACCACGCGAAACGATGCCCAACGCGCCGGGTTGTCATCGCGCAGACTCTCCACAAGGCAGCCGGGGTAGCCGTATTCAGCGAGGATCTGCGACAAGCCGGTAACAGTGCCGCCTATGCGGTGCCACGCTAGGGCGCGCTCTATCCGACGGCGATGGCGTGCGTCATCATCGTGCCGGGTGCGTGGCGCACCGCGCGACGCCCCGTAGCCCTGCATCCTGTCTTGCTCTGCCAGTGGCACTACCCACTGGTCGCGCACCCACCGGATATCGTCGCGCACGGCGTCCATGGTGTCGGCAAGTCCCTTGGCGATGACGCAGAGCGCCCCCGGCGTGGCAAGCCACGGCCATGAAAGCGTGTCGCGGAAATAGCTCCAAAAAAGTCCCATGATTTACGCCTCCTCGGCCCACGCAGTGCTGATGGTCAGGCTGCGGAGCAAGGCGAGCCCATGCAAGGGGATGTTCACATCGCTGGAGGGTGCCATCCACACGATGCGCTTCACCCCGGGCAGTGTGACGATGCCTGCGGCCATGCGGTCACGCACCACGTCCGCGCCGATGCCGAAGCTCGGCACGTCGCACGTGATGTCGGGCTTATCGCCATTGAAGAGGGCTTCCACCCACGAACGCGCGGCCTGTTCCGTGGCGGTGGGGTCGCCTGTGAGCAGTTCGATGCGCATGGCCACATCCACTTCCACGGGGGTGGGTGCCTTGACCTGCACGTCGTGGTTGATGCGGAT